TTTTCTTATTTATTGCGTACGCAAATGATACCATCTTTTGTTCTGCAGTGAAATTGAATTTAATTCCTCTTGCTTGAATCCATGTCATGAGTGCCGAGTATGGGACATATCCTTTTCCTTTTGCTCGTCCTCTATTAACATAAGTATAATAATCATTTACGAATATTTCTACGATAAAGTCGTCACCAGTCTTTTTAACAACTGTTGAAATACTATTATATAATGAACCTGTTGCATATTTGTTTGAGTTACCCTTTGGTGGAAAACCAAATGGGTATGAGTTTTCTAATAGGGGTTCCCTAAACATGTCGTCAATCATATCTGCAACTTTACCTAAGTCCATGTTATGATGGGTTTATGATTAAGTAAGCAACTGTATCTGTGTCTCCGTTATGGTTTGATGTTACATTAAATGTTCCTGTTCCTTTTGATGTTACACTTACTGTTCCGTTACCACTATTTGTGTTTGTTTGTTTGGTTAAGAATATTAAACTTGTTGCTGAAACCAAACTATTTGATACTGTTGCCGTACCAGGGTTTCCACCATTAAGAACAAATGTTCCCATTGTTGTATTTGAACCTGATGAGAATAGAACATTACCTGTTACTGCTAACGAACCTGATATACTTACCGAACCTGTAATTCTTGTATTGTTTGAACTATCAATGTGTAATGCGTTTCTTCTTGAACCTGCTGCTGTTCCTGTTCCCACAACAAATACCGCGTCTTGTGAACTTTCTTGTAATGAACCTGTTGCGTTAAATCTACCAACTATTACCGTACCACCAACTGTTGCTGATGTATGTGATGCTGAAACAATTAATGCTTGTCCTAATAACATTGTTGATATTAAATGACCACCTGTTCCTGTAGATTGAGTTGAATTAATTTCATTAACTCTACCATAAATAATGTTTGAATTAAATACTCTTCTTGTTCCACTATTAGAACCACTAACTGTAAGTGTACTACTTGCACCACCAAATGTGTTTTGATTTACTGTAATATTATTTGTTGCTGATGAAACCGATGATGAATAGTTATTATTAACAGTTATATTACCACCTAAATTACCTTGATAGGCTATTGATGAACTATTATGATTTAATGTTGTTGTGTTAATAAAAAGATTATTACTAATAGTTGTACTTACTCCTAATGTTGTTTTATTTGCGGTTGAAATTAAACTACCGTGATTATGATTACCAGTCATACTTACTGAACCAGATTGGTGACTAATATAAATTGTAGAATTACCACCTAAACTAAAATTATTACTAAAAGTTGGTTTTGCTAATGATGATGATGTAAATCCTAAATTAACATATCCACCCAATATATTACTATTCATCGTTGGTAACATCACAGATGATGTTGAAACTAATATACCATTTTGAAGTGATGGTTGTGCGAATAAAATATTATTACTACCACTTAAATACGCTTTAAATCCTGGATCACCAAAATAATTTTCATCAGGTATTAACCCATTCATTATAATATTATTGGAACCTGTAATACTCCAACTACCTGTTAATTCTGATTGAGTTGGTGCTGAACTTCCGTTAAAACCCATTATAACATTACCACCTGATTCTGAACCTGTTATTCTAAATGGTATTGTTTGTCCTGATTGTGCAATATATATATTACCACCAAAATCTGTTAATGAACCTGATATAAATTGTGATGTTCCTAATGAACCTGTGGTTATAACACCAACTAATGATGGACTAACACCACTTGTACCTGATGAACCATCACTTCCACTTGTACCTGATGTACCACTAGTTCCTGATGAACCTGATGTACCACTAGTTCCCGAACTTCCGTTAGAACCTGAAGAACCTGAAGTTCCTGATGAACCTGAAGAACCAGCAACACCTGATGTACCACTAGTACCTGATGAACCACTAGTTCCTGAAGACCCATCACTTCCACTAGTTCCTGATGAACCTGTTCCACCACTCGTACCGCTTGTACCTGAACTACCTGAAACTCCACTACTTCCTGAAGTTCCCGATGTACCATTAGACCCTGATACTCCTGATGTTCCACTAGTTCCTGAAGAACCTGCAACACCACTAGTACCTGACGTACCTGAAGTTCCACCTGTTATTACTGTACCATTAACAGAAAAACTTCCTGAGATATTAACTTGTGTTAAACTCATTTGTAATGGGGAATTATCACCATCACCTGTTTGAACTGTTTGTAAAGTATTTGTTAAACCATTAGTACTATCGGCCATCTTTAAAAGACCTTGAAATGAACTACTAACGTATAGATTATTAAGCTGACCCATTTATTTATATTTTTTGTTTTTGTTTATACACTATCCCATTGTTCTTTAACCTTCCTCCACAATTCATTAACCTCTTCCCATGTTAAGTTAGGACTAAAGTTCATTTCAGGTAATACACATCTATCATAATCGTATTTCTGAATAAAGTGGAAGTTAATTATCCAACCCGCAAGAATTGTTTCAGTCTTTTCATAGAATGGTTCAACTGATGCTTCCCAACCTGCTTCAAAATCAGAGAGATATAACTTTGCAAAGAAGTCTTTAACAATTTCCAATTGGTCAGATAATACATCTGCAAAATTTGATATATCATTATTTAACTTGTCTACAAAATATACTTTCCATCCTAAAAAAATTTGACCTGATTTTATGTGACTACTATCAGGTAACACATACATGCGTGGGTATTCAGGTTCTTTTTTAGTTATTATATCATTTGTTAATTGTTGTATATCCCCAAATCCATATGAGTTTACTTGTTGATGTAAATCTGCAAACTGTTCAAACTCGTCTAACACATATTTGTAACTGTTGTATTGTTGGTCTTCGGGGAATTGAAAGTTTGATACAAATGGTGGTGTACAACTGTTATAGTCAAACGCAACCTGAAAGGATAGATTTAATGTCCATCCACCTAATGTTGTTTCAAATCTTTCTAAGAATGGTAGTATATCGGGACCCTCATCAACCACCAAATACCAACTGAAATCTCCTTGTTGGGATGTATATGATTGTAATAAGATGGTCCAAATATCCATGACCGTTCTTAAAGTATCCGACATGACCTCACTTTGATTGGATTGGTCTTCGTCTACTCTATCCATAATAATAACGGAAAAATCATAATGAATACGATTCTCGTTAAGTCTAACCTGACCAGGAACAACGTACATTCTTGTATATTTGGGTTCCTGCTGCGTCTGTAAATCGTTGGTACATTGTGCAAGGTCACCAAACCCATACGAATTAATCTGTGGGTGATGGTAAGCGATTGACCCTAAGTCGGCTAAAATCTGTTTATAATTAATTGAACTTGTATTCATCTATCTTTAAATATAAATTAATGTGAAAGCTTTCTTGAAATTATCCTTTCTTTTGGGCCTCTTTGTATAATCTTAATTGTTCTTGGTCATATGCAACAATATAGACCAATTGATTTAGGGCTTCGATAATTTTTTTATTAAAGATTTTATCGTGTTCGTTGATTTTGTTATCTGCAAGTCTATTGAGGATAACGTACCATCCGAACCTTTTTTCAAAGCTAAGTTCCATATCATCTTCCAATTCTTGATTACCCAAACCATCATTTCCCATTCTCTCCTCAGCCTCATTGTCAAAGATAGTCGGGTAGAGTTTAAGAACTTCTTTCCGAAGTTGATAAAAAAAAACTGTCCACCTAAAGCAAACCTTATATCTAATTTGTTTTTAAAGAGTTCGGCTCGTTCATTAAGTGATTCTTGATTATACTTTTCAATCTTATAGTCATGTTTTGATTTTGAACTTATGATTGGTCTATACATAATTGCAGCAATAACATGTAGATAATCCATCATCTCATCAGGTTTCTTTGTAAGTAATGTATCTAAATCCGCAAACTCACCAAAGGTAATTTCCTTATACGATGGTAGGTATCCGTATTTTACTCCATCCAATTCAAATGTATCTGTGAATTGATAGGGTGGTTTAGGAACCATTGCAAAGATTGATGTGGCTAAAAACTCTATCTTATGATTTTCAACTTGTAATAGGTCATCCATGGGACAACCTGTTAATAGGTTAATAACTTTTGCGTATAGATATTCATCCTCAAATAAATCTCTTACTTTAAAAATCTTAACATAGTCACCAATACCTAATATATCGGGTAACTCAAATTCTTTTCCATTAATGTTAAATGATAATTCACTCATATTTTATATATATATATTTTAAATAAACGATATGGCATAACGGCCTGTCGATTTTAAATTCTTTATTTCGTAATACATTCTCATCATCAAGGCATCAGATAAATCGGGAGACTTACCCAATATCTTTTTCATTTCCTCTTTTGATTGGACCTGTACCTTATTGTCTTTATCTATATCCTTTAATTTTACCGCTAATAACTCCTGTGTTAAATCATCTATGGTTGATGGTTCTAATATGTTTAAACTTATCTTACCTTCCCTAAACATGTCTGCAAGTTTTACATAACATTGGGATTTTAGATTGGAAAAGTTTTGGTCATGTAATGGTCTTGCGTTGTTCACAAAGTTGGTTCCTTTAATTTGGTCCGCAACACCTCCACCTACTCCATCACTATCCACAATCACATTCATCGGATGGATTCCGTACTTCGCAATTAAGTCCTTAATTTGGGACGATAATTCTGTGGTTGATAACTTACTATAGACGAGTACTTCCGTTACAACCAGACCCACCCATATTGCAACTACGGACCTATCAGCACCAAACCTTGCAACGTCGACTGACATATATTTCTTATCTTGTGGATTTGGTGAGTCTTTGAATATACTTCCACTAATAGAATCAAATTCAAATAGTGAATCTGTGTCATCCATGTAATTCCAATCACCTTCCAACAATCTTTTACGTTGTTGTGGTGGTAATTCCCTTAACATTTGGATGTAACTGTCTGGCAGGTACGGATTATCTAGTGGTAAAGCTGCAACAAACGCCTTGTTTGTGTCCAATCTACCCTCAATAAATGGTAAATAAAAGTCCTTTTTTATCCAATTGTTTGATGGGTTACATGTTAATAACACCTTTGGAATTAATTTATATTGGTTTAGTTTAAAACGGATACGAGATTTAACGATGGAATAACACAAACTTGTTATCTGTGTACTTTCATCTATGAAAACTGCGGTAACTTCCAACGAACCTAAACTGTCGTAGTTAGGATCTGATGGTTGAAACGCTAAGTCTTTTAATATAATCTCTGAACCGTTATTAAATGTTAATACATTTGATTGACCATTGAATGTATAATGTTCCCCTGATTTTAATCCCATTAATTGTAACACCTCAAACAATGTGTTGAGTGTGGTTACTTTTAATTGTTGTAATACTGTTCTACCTATTAAGGTTCTGATACCAGGATATTGTAGACACAATGAACTAATCCATAAACAACCAAGATACGACTTACCACCACCAGCGGATCCGCCATAGGTAATAATATTTGTAACATCATCTGTTAGAAGTTTCCAACATTGAGATTGTTTCTTGGTTAGTTTAATATCACTCAACTTTAATTTTCTTTTTATACTTCATCCCTATCTTTCGTTTATTTACTTGTATCATATACTCTTTGTTGATGAACTGATAGAGACATCCACAGGATTTTGTCATCCCTGACTTAACGTTGTGTATCATCTTGGTCTTTATATTACCACACTCACATTCAAATACTCCACGTTTAATCTGTCTAAATCCATCATAGACTGGTTCATCGTACTCAAGTAGGGTTAACATATTAGTCTTGGTCCCTAATTCCATTGGTTCTTTTCTCATTTCGAAGTTTTTTGTGTACTATAATATAAGAAAAATTAGTCATTATTCAAAATAATATTCACACTAATTGGATTACCATCTGTGGTAATATCTATTTTCTTTACAGCATCCAAACCATATAACTTTGAGATTGAGTCCAATGTTTCTCGTTCAACTCTTTTGTTACCGTCTTGTCTTGCACGTACCAACAAATCAAAGTATCTTTCTACTTGTTGTTCTATTAATACACTTTGTTCTTCTTTAAAACGTTCAGCGATAATATCCTTGCATCGTTTCCAAGTTGCGTCTGCGGTTCTTTCTGATACTCCGTACATCTTACTGAAGGTAGTTCTGAACTCACCTGATGTTAATCTTTTGTATAGGATAAGTTCTAACGCTTCAGTTAGTTTCTCACTATATTCTACTATGGTAGATTTACGTCCACCTAATTTCTTTGGTTCCATTATAATTTAATTTTCATTACCTCTTTTATGTAATGGTCAAGTTTTCTAACGTTAGCGTCTTTACATCCACCACATCCAAAGTTTACATCCTCGTTGAATATAAGTCTATATACGTTATTAGCTCTTTGTTTATGTTCATCAGTCATACCTGAAGCTTGTAAG